TGTCGGTTTCATTTGAAGAGCAACTTTCTTATCTTTGGGAATTTGTGCCCTTTGGGTATAGATATGCAGAAGAAGTTTATAAGATAGGCCCCGATTCAAAAGGCAAAATCAAAGTTTGGTTAGATTATTATGCAGACCGTGAACCATCTGCCCACAATAGGTGGTTGTCTGCAGACGGGCAACATTTAGACGGTGTACTTCAGAACGTTGTCGGTTACACGTACACACCCGAACCCATCCCAGCAAACAAACTTCTTTTGTTAACCCTAAACAGAACAGGTTCAAATTTTGAAGGTATAGGCATGTTAAGGTCGGTTTGGTGGTGGTGGAGAACAAAGCAACGTGTTTCAAACTTAATGTGTGTAGGTTTAGAACGTTGGGCCGTTCCTACACCTAAAGTGAAAGTTGATCGTTCACAAGCAGAACAACAGGGTTTAACAGATGCAGACTTATCTGCAATGATCGATGATGCTGCAGAACAAGCACAGGCTTTTCTTGCAACTGAACAAAGTTATTTGGTTGAATCCCCTGTGATTCAGTTTGATTCATATGGAACAACACCAAACCTTTACAGTCAAGGCCCCTTAGACATCATCAAGGAATGTGACAATCAAATATCACAGGCTTTTCTTGCACAGTTTGCAAACCTTGGGATTTCAGATACTGGTTCAAGATCAGTTGGTGAAGTACATTTATCTGTTTTCCGACGTGCTGCAATTAATCTTTGTGATATTGTTGCAAGTCAGATTTCGGGGTGTGACCGTCGGGGTGGGGGTACAATAGGCCGTTTAATACGTTGGAACTTTGGTTATGTTGACCCGTCAAAACTTCCTAGACTTGTTCACACTGGTCTTGATACTGATGACCTTGCAGAATCACTTGGGATGTTGCCTGGTCTTGTGCAATCTGGATTGCTTACACCTGATAACGAACTTGAAAGGGCAATTCGTGAACGTTTGGGGGCTGGTGATTTACCAGAAGTTGCAGAACGTTCCCCACTTGATCGAACTGCAAAACAAGGGAATGTTGCAGCACTTGCTGAAACCTTAATGAAAAGGAAACGGGCAAATGGTTAAAAAGATTCGTGTAAAGAAGAAACGAACACAAGCACAAACACCAGCACCCCCCAAAGATCGAATAAGGGGATCAAAGAAAAACCCAAAGGGTTCTGCATCTGGTGCAAGGGGTGGAATTGAAATAAGTGACAAGGCAATCAAGACCCTTGAAAACTATCGTGATGAACACAATGAAAAATACACTGCAAAATCAAAGAAGGTTGATTTAGGTACTTTGAAAGCAGTGTTTAGACGGGGGGCGGGTGCTTTTTCATCATCCCACAGACCACAAGTCACAAGTCGTAATGCATGGGCTTTTGCACGTGTGAAGGCTTTTTTAAAACTAGTTGGTACAGGGGAAAGAAAGAAAGCTTATACAACAGACCTTGACCTTTTACCCAAAGGACACCCACAAAGCACAAAAGACGAAAAGAAATCTGAATTGCTTGCAGTTCCTAAAAAGTATGATCACATTGACTTCACACCCCCCAAAGGTGTTCAAGATGCTGCAAAACGTGCCCTTGAAGTTCGGAAAACTAAACCCGAATCACAACGGGGCATGACTGCAACAGGGCTTGCACGTGCAAGGGATCTTTCAAACGGGATTCAACTTAGTCCTGAAACTGTTCGTCGAATGTTGAATTACTTCACAAGACATGAAGTAGATAAACAAGGTTCAACATGGGATGAACAGGGGAAAGGGTGGCAAGCTTGGCACGGGTGGGGGGGTGATCCTGGTTTTACCTGGTCAAGAAAGACAGTAAAACAAATGAATGCTGCAGATTCAAAAGCACAATCATTAACTGCTTATTCAGAAGCATTACAACTTAATGAAATCAATACTTATGATATCCCCGACGGTTTAACAATTGGTAAACCATTTAAAACACTTTCAACAGGTCAAGTTTCAAGTCGTATGAATGGAACCCCTTTAGGGCAACCAATCGACCTTGATCTTTTAAAAGAAATGGTTCGTGTGTTCAACCTAAGAAAAGAATCAGATCCTGTAATCATCGATTGGCAACATGCAACGTCACCTTTTCAAGATAGTGTTGCAAACCCAGAAACAGGAAATGCTTTGGGAATCATTGTTGATTTAGAAATTCGTGATGAAGGACTTTTCGCAATCCCTGCATATAATGAAAGAGGATTGAAAGTTGTTCAAGATGCAGGGGGGGTTCTTTGGTCGAGTCCTGAATACTTGCATGGTGACATCTTCACACGTGACGGGGGTGATAAAGTAGGTGATGCACAATTACTTGCAATTACATTACCCCCCCGACCAGCCCAACAATCCGATAAAATCGACCGTGTTCTACTAAAGGAGAATTTGAACATGTATTCACAAGAACAATTGAATGCAATGGATCACGATGATCTAGTTGAATTTGCAAAACGTGAACAAGACTTGAATCGACAAAAAGACGATATGATCAAGAAACTTGAATCACAAATCAAAACCATGAATGAAGACAATGAAAGCAAGATTTCAAAGGATTCTGAAGAAATGAATGAACATTATGGGGATGACAAGAATAAAAAACTTGCAGAACATGATGATAAAAAGAAACTTGCTGAACATGATGATGAAGAAAAGAAAAAGAAAATGAATGAACACAAAAAGATGAATGAATCTTTAGGATCTGCACAATTACTTTCTGAAATTCAAGCACTTCGTGAAAAGATTCAATCACAAGATTCTGTGATCGATCAACTGCAAGCAGACAAGATTGAAATCGAAAAATCAACTGCAGTTAATCAACTTCTTAGTGAAGGTAAGATTTCACCAAATGAAGAAGCAGTGGCACGTGATGCATATGACATGAAATTACAAGGTAAGGATTCATTCTGGACAATGTTCAGTGAAAGACCTGTGAACAGTGTTGTTCCTATGCAAACAATTGGTCACGGTGCAAGTGGTCAAGAAGTCAATAAAGAATCATTAAATCTAAAGATTCGTAAGTTATCCGAAGAAAAAGGGATTAGCTATTCACAAGCTTTAACCGAATTCCGGGTAAATCATCCCCAAGAATATAATCAAGCGTTTGGAGTTTAAATCATGCAAACACAAAATATTGTAAAAACCTTTGTTGCAGCAGAAGCAATTACTGAATTTGCTCTTGTTTCCATTGATGGTAATGGAAAAGTTGGCATCACAGATGTAGGAACAGACATTGGGTGTGTAGGCGTTGCACAGCGTGCATGTTCTGCAGGTGAATCTGTTGATGTTGTTGTATTTGGTACAACACGGGTTATTGCAAGCGGTGCATTAACATTTAGTACCACCCCACTTTTAACGGGTGCTGCAAATGGTCAAGTTGCTGCAGTTACATCAAGTGACTTCCCCGTTGCTCGTATTCTTCCTAATATCAATCAAACTTCAACTGCTGGTGCTGGTGAACAACTTCTTGTTTTGTTCACAGGGCCTTCTGTTGTGAAAGCTTAAGGAGTTTAAAAAATGGCTTCAAGTTATAGTAATATACACCCAGTCGATCAGATCTTGACAGCACTTGCAGTTGAAGCAATCCCAAGTGATGCACAATTAATTGCAAATCAAATCTTTGAAAAAGTAAATATCCCCGAACGATCAGGGACTTTATTGATTGAAAACACCAGAAACTTTATGGGTTCACCTGATCTTGATTTAGAACGTGCCCCTGGTGCAAGTCGTTCAATGATTGGTTCTTTTGATCGAACAAGCCTTACTTATAAAGCAAAAATTTATTCTGCGTCTGATTCTATTGCAATGGAAGACATTGAAGATTCACAATACCCAGGATCTGAAGAAGCACGTATCATTCGGAAAGTTGCAAGAACAATGAAACTTTCAAAAGAAAAACGGGCTGCAGATCTTCTATTTACTAATACCAATTACACAGGGGGCAACACTTCAACTGCTTCATTAATTCCTGGTGGTAAAGGAAGTAAATTCAATGCTGCAGGTGCTGAACCATTAAGCGATTTGCACATTGTGAAAGATCTTGTATTTGCACAATCACACGGAATCAATCCTGATACTTTGATTCTAGGTCGTGAAGTTTTTCGTGAACTTGCACGTAACCCAGAAATGCGTGGTTATGTTGGTGATGCAACTGCAGGAATTGCAAGCGGGAATCTACTTCTTAATGATGAAGCAATTATTTCTGTATTGCGTAATGTGTTAGGTATTCCTAATGTATATGTTGGTGCAGCACGTCGAGAAACTGCAGTTCCTGGTGCAACTTCTTCAGAAGGTTTCATTTGGACAGGTGACAGCATCTTCATGGGAATTATGAAAGGTTCTGATTCAATCGTGTCTAAATCTGGAAATGTTAAGGCTATGCCCGTCACTGCTTTGGATTTTGAATATAAAGACATGATTGCAGGTCAATATGATTCACTTGATCTTGTCCGTCGTTATGTTTGGGCTGAATCAGTAAATGAATTCAAAATGGTTGATAATTCTTTTGCATACTTAGTGACTGATTGTCTATAAGAGTTTGATTCATGTTTTGCTGCTTAAATGATCACGATCATGTTTTACTTGCTGAAAGAATTGATGCAGATGAAAAAGCAATCAAGGATTTACAGAAGCAAGTTCAACAACAACCAAAGCAGCTTGCAAAAATCACACGTGCAAAAATTAAAGAATTAAAAGCTGAAAAGAAAACTGCAGATCAATTTGGGGTCGTTTATTCAAGATCATCCAGGAAGCTTATTAAGCAACTTAATCAATTACTTGAACAAACAGACCCTGCAGTTTTGCTTTCTTTAGAGAAAGAACAATTGATAGACCTTGTATTGCAAGGGGGTTTTGCTGAATCGATGGATGATTTCATTGAACAACAAAACTTGCTTGTCAATGCTATAACTGGATCAATTCAAGCAGTTGATCCAACTTACACGCCTTTATTCATTGATAATGAACTGCAGGCTTTAAAAACTTTAACTGTTCAAAACGTGTTTGATGACATTGTAATACCCACAGTTTCAAAAAACGTTCGTGATTCTCTGCTTTCAATGGTTGTTGATACACCTAAAGATCAAGCAATGTCTAATCTTGCACAGCTTCTTGAACGTGGGGCTGGTACTTTACAAACAGAAGTAAGAACAAAAATTTCACAATTTGGGCGATCTGTAAACATGGTTGCAGCAGATGCTGTTGGGATGGATCTTTATTTATACACGGGGCCTTTAGACGGTATTACAAGAAACTTTTGTGTTCCTTTGGTCAACAAAGTTGTGAGTAAAGACCAGATGAATAAATTAAATAATGGTCAAGGGTTGCCTGTTCGATCATCAGGGGGGGGATATAATTGCAGACATAGTTGGTCACCTGTTACATCTGCTTTTGTTGATGTTGCAAAATTAGATCGTGCAACTGCACAAGATATTGCAGATGCAAACAAAGGAGGAAAACGTAAATGAGAAAAGCAGTTTTAAATAAAAATCATACTTTTGAATGGATTGCACCTTATCCGATTTTAGGCACACCTACTTTATTATTAAACAGTATTTCATATGATCTTTCTCAATCCCGAACTAGTGCAACAGTTTCTGCAATTGCTAGTGACAGAAGGACTTTAACGATTAACAATCAAGCAACAGGACTTGAAAGAAATCAAATGAAAGCCTTTCTACTTACAAGCGGTGACACTTTTTATCAAGTGTCTGTTGTTCGTGTTGTAGGAACAACTGCAATTCTTGCTGAACCTTTACCCCGTGAAATTGATTTATCAACTAGTGCAACCCTAGAATTTAGTTTGTGGTCTGTGATTTTAACTAGTTCTATTACAGTTTTAACAACTGCAAACACATATCCTTTTCAAATTGATTATGTTGCAGATCTGGGATCGAACACACAAAACAAAGTTGAGAAGGGGCTTTTAAAATCTGTAAATCGACCATTTAACACAGGTCTTTCACATGATGATCTGATAAATTTCATTGCACCCCTTGCAGATATGATTCCAAGAAGACAAAGTGATTTTGCGCCCCAAATCAAAGCAGCACAGGATGAATTGATTTTAGTGATTCGTGACGTTGTTCTTGCAGATGATGCAACAGAAGATGAAGTTTTCAACCCCGAACAGTTTAAACTTGCTCATGCTTACTGCACTGCTGCAATGATCTATGAACAAAACTTACAGTTAGATGTTGCTGATCAAATGCGTTCACGTTGCAAAGATCTTTTAGATATTGCATTGCGTTCACTTGCACTTGATGTTGATGGGGATGGGGTGATTGATCAAGGTGAACTTGATAGACGGGAAACAGGGGGAAAGCAAACAGACTTTCGTGCATCTTACAAAGGATATACTAGAACATCTTATGATTCTTTCTTCACTGCAACACGTGGAATGAAACACTAAATCATGCCTACTAAAGTTAATCTAAACTTACCTAAACATCTTTGGACACAAGCAGATTCACAAAGGCTTGCACAGGATACACTTGCATCAATTAAACTTCGTACAAGTCGGGGCATTGATGCAAATGGGATTAAGTTTGATGACTATTCAACAAAAAAGATTTACATTCCATTGAACAAGGGAACAGGGGCACGATTGAAACCCAAAGGGGGCACATTAAGCCGAACAGGGAAATCAATGCGTTTTGATGATGGATATAAAGAATACAAACAAAAATCAAGACGTCGGGGATCATCAACCGATTCTGCAGAAGTCGACCTTGTGCTTTCAGGTTCATTGATGAACAACTTAGTTGTTTTACGTGCA